GTATTACTCGTATAGACCTGGTGTGCGCTGGTACTACAGATGAGCAGATAACAGATAGCTTACTAAACAAGCAGGCTATTGGAGAACAGATACTTAACTGGAGGGGGAAGATATAATGGGACCATACGAGGCAACGTTAAAGGAGATGCGAAAGCAAATGCTACGCAATAATCCAATGGCCAGCATGGACGCGGAGTTCTTAAAGAGAAGAACTGGGCGCACCACGGGCGAAGTATTGTTTATACTAGGGAACGCGATGCGCGAACCAGGCACCACGTTTAGGGTTAAGAACCACCCCACAGGTGGGAAGTTTGCCACAATGGAAATGAACATTATAGCCTTCGGTATGATGCGCGATATTATTCGTGAGCTTGGACTAGAGTTCTTCACACTTGACAGGTACGAACTAACTGTAACTTACAACCCACCTGGAAGGGAGAACATGTGATACTAAGGCACATAGATGGCACACTAGGTGAGTACGTAGCTACTGCAACCGTGGCGCATCAAACTTTTTTTATTGTTATTGTTGACAAACAATTCGCTCAATGGAAAATACAGGACACAACACTTCACGAAAGGGTGAGTCATGACACAATTATCGCTAGCCGAGGAGCTGGCGCAGGAAGCGGAGATGCTGGAGTCAGCGCCAGTAGCACCGGACCAACTAACAGCAGAAGCGCTGGACCAAAAGCTAACGGACCTAAGGGCACTGGACGATAAGTACAAAGAGATGAAGGCAGAGCTTGATAAGGTAGGTGAGCTAGTAGACGCTAGGAAGTTCGAGCTTCTTAACATACTAGACGCTCTTAACCGCCCCAACTACACCCTACCTGGTGTGGGCATGGCGTCCAAAGTTACGGAGAAAAGATATAAGCTACCTGAGGATGTCACAGCACGTGAAACAATCTTCAAGTACATCAACGACAACTATGGAAAGGAAGCACTATATGGGTACACAACTATCAACGCGGCTAAGTTTAACTCATTCGTAAACGAGGAAGTAGCTCAGTGCAAGTCCGTACCTGGGGTAGGGGCACCAACCATAAACACATACGTTAAATTTTTAAGGAGATAACATGGAACGCACACAATTTTTCTTACCGCTTACTACGCTTGAGGGCGCTAAGATATACATTAACCACACTAAGATAGACGCTTTGCTACCAATGTTTGAGAAGGATGACAAGCGCCTTCCAAAGGGTACGAAGATTTACACCAGTGGTGGGGAGTACGAAGTACAAGAAGGCTTTGAGCATATCGTAAGGGGCACACAACAATATAACTTAATCAAAGAGGTGAAGTAATGAGCAATGAAGTAGCAGTAAAACAAAATGCAGAGGTGTCCACTGAGGTGCTAGACGCCAGCTTAATCGACGAAGTATTCGGTTCGTACCAAGTGGACGCGAGTGACATAGTCATACCAAAGCTACTGCTAATGCAGCAGTCTAGTCAGTATGTGGCAGCGGAGAAGGCAAGGCTCGGTGACTTTGTTAATTCCCTTAATGGCGATAAGCTGGGCTCTATCGTTGAGCCGATTGAAATTATCCCATTCCACTTCCGTAAGTCTTGGGACATTGTGAATAAGGATGACAACAACGCCTACCTTCGTAATGAAGCCTTCACTCCAGCGAATGCAATGCTGCCATGGGAGGATAAGGAAGGTGCGATGAACATCAAGCGCATCAAGCGCCTAGACTTCTTCTGCATGGTACCTAAGATGCTAGCCGCTGGAAGTGTCCTACCTATGGTAGTGTCCTTCAAGTCTACGTCGTACAAGACAGGTGCCATAATCCTAACAGAGTGGGAAGAGATGCGCGCACGTAATACCCAGCTTAAGAAGCTAGGTAAGGCTGGCGACATGAAGCTTCCATTCAGTAAGTCGTTCGTACTAGCAGGCGTGAAGCTTACCAATGAGAAGAAGCAGACCTACTGCTCATCGTCTGTCATCGCTGGAGTAGATGTCCCACTTGAGACGCAGAAGCTTTGCCTTGATTGGCTTAAGACCCTACGTACTGCAACCAACATTGTAGTAGACGACAGTGAAGAGAAAGAAGTAACTAAACCAGCCGGTGAAAACTTCACCGGTGATTTTTAAGGAGTGCAAATGAAGAAGTTAGTATACACACCAGTTGTTAAGAGAGAGCGTATTAACGTGCATGTTAGCCGCAGCCTTAGGCTTAAACTACAAGCTGAGGCTAAGGCTAGAGGAGTACCTCAGAACCTTATACTCAACTCCATCTTAGCAGCAGCCCTTGACACAAAGGGTGCTAGATAATGATTGGCTCAATGCTCATAGGGATAGGCATACTGGCAGCAGTGTGTCTATCCTGGATATTACTAATGCAGTTGTTCGCATGGCTTATGAAGGTCATGGGAGGGGGAGACGAATGAAAGTAGCTAAGACAGAAGGCGCATGGGGCTTTGGTATCGTATTAGGCAATAAGGCCGGAGTAATCGCATTCTACAAATGGGTAGTGATATTGTGGTAAACCATACTGTAGTCACACTAGATAACTTCGAGCAAGCTATCGTGGCTATCTCTGCTGAAGGCATTGTAGCCCTTGACACAGAGACAACCGGTGTGCGCGAGGCGGATACTCCATTCGCGCTTGTCCTATCAACACACGCTATGAACTACTACTTCGACTCGCGCCTTGTGCCCTGGCAGGGCAATCCTGCAATAGCACGCGTGCTGCTGCAGCCAAAGACATGGGTATTCCAGAATGCCAAGTTTGACATGCGCATGTTAGAAGCTGCAGGGCTTCCATTACCAGAGGGGGAGATACATGACATAGCCATAATGGCACGCATAGTGGACAACACCCACCTCTCCTACTCACTGGAGTCACAGGCTAAACGCTTCGGGCATGAGCAGAAGATAGATGTTAAGAGTAAGATTAAAGAGCTAGACCTATACGAGTCGCGCACCACAGCACTAGGAGAAGTGATTAAGGAGCCGCGCTACGATAGGCTGCCACTGGACATCATAGCTCCATACGCCTGCCAGGACGGACTTGTAACACTCCAGTTGTGGGACCACTATATGGACCAGCTAGATGAGAAGGAACAGGCACTATTCGCTAATGAAGCGAAGCTTACTCGCGTGTGCTACAAGATGGAACGGCTTGGTGTAAAGGTTGATCTAGCATATGTTATGGAAGCCTTCGAGTATGAGAGGGCAGAGGCGCAGAAGCATAAAGATATGTTCCGCCAAATGACCGGACTAGAGTACGTGAACAGTGCAGACCAACTATGTCCTATCTTCGAGAAGCTTGGCGAGCGCATCAAGTACACACAGAAGGGATCGCTGTCCCTAACCGACGACATACTTGAAACGTACACAACGCCACTAGCGCAGGTAGTGCGAGACATTAGGTACTTTGACAAGCGGGTGAGTACTTACTACTCAACGTACCTAGATGAGGTTGGGCTTGATGGGCGCATCCACCCTACCATGTGGCAGGCAGGTACGCGCACAGGAAGGTTTAGCTACTCTAACCCTAACCTTCAGAACATACCAAAGGAAGACGACGGTAAGTACCACGTGCGTAGATGCTTTGTGCCTGATGCTTTGCGCTTGTTCGTCTCACTGGATTACTCGCAGATGGAGTACCGTATGATGGCTGGGTACGCCAATGAGAAGAGCGTTATTAAAGCCGTGATGGACGGCGCTGACTTTCACCAGGTGACTGCCGATATGGTTGGAATCTCGCGCCGTGATGCGAAGACTTTGAATTTCGCTGTGCTATATGGAGCAGGGCTAGACAAGATTGCGCACATGCTTAAGTGCAGCAGAGATGCAGCAAAGCGCATGAAGACTAAGTTCTACCTATCCCTTCCAAGGGTGGAGGAGTTCGTTGGTGCTGTGATACGTACAGGCAAGGGGAGGGGTTACGTCACCAACTGGAGTGGGCGCAAGATGCGAGCGGACTATGAGTTCTGCTTTGCTCTACCTAACCACCTAATCCAGGGGGGAGGGGCAGACGTAGTTAAGAAGGCTATGGTACGTATTCACGAGGAGCTACCGCACCTACGCATGGTACTGCAAGTACATGACCAACTGGTGTTCGAGCTACTGCCTAGTGAGCTAGTGCACGTGCCGCGCATCAAGGAGATTATGGAAAGCATCTGGAGTAAGAACGGAATGAGTTTAACAGTGGACATTGAGCACAGCTTTAATAGCTTTGACTCTGAGGACATGGTGAAAGGTTTACCAGCATGAAAACCAAAAAAGCATACGTTATAGTAAGAGCGCACACCGCAGGTGTTCACGCTGGGTACTTGGAGTCAAGAGAAGGCGACACTGTAGTTTTAACTGAGTCAAGACGCCTATGGAGATGGTGCGGAGCATCTCTCTCGCAAGTGGCAAATTATGGCCCAGCACCAGGGGATAACAAGTTCGGCGGCGAGGTTTTAAGAACGGAGATTATTAGTCAGCAAGGTTTTGAGATTATTTATTGTCGCCCGAAAGCTATTGAGGCGATTAAAGCTGTAGTCGAATGGAAAGTGTAAAAGTTAACGACGGCTCTGGCTATGGCTCTGGCTATGGTGATGGCTCTGGATATGGCTCTGGCTATGGCTCTGGAGATGGCTATGGCTCTGGCTCTGGCTCTGGATATGGCTCTGGCTATGGCTCTGGCTATGGTGATGGCTCTGGATATGGCTCTGGCTCTGGATATGGCTCTGGAGATGGCTCTGGAGATGGCTCTGGAGATGGTGATTAAGGCGGAGAGAATTAAATAGGAGAAAAATATGACAGTACGGGAATTGATTAACGCAGAGAGAATTAAGCAGGGCTTTACCTACATGGCACTTAGCCGAGCGGCTGGGCTTGATGCTGCCAGTGTGCATAGGTTTTTGAACAAAAGCCACACGCATAATAAATTAACACTGTTCACGGTACTTAGGCTAATGAAAGCCTTAGGCATGGACATAAAACAAGTGGAGGATTGTGATGACTGCAAAGAAAAAGGATCTGACAAGCAGCCCTAGAGAGTACGCTAGCATCATAGCGAAGCTAGAGGCCGGTAAGTCACAAGCTAGTATAGGGGATATACGCCAGGTGAGGAAGCTGATGGTTAGCCTTGAGGCTGCACTTATCCTTTCTGGGTATAAGAGTGAGCTGCTTAAGATGAGAGCCGAGGCGCGTGCAGTAGCAGCCAAGCAGCGTGGTAAGAAATGACCTGGGCAATAGTTGGTTTCGCACTGGGGTGGACGTTTCACCCCAGTAATTTTAAAAACATTGTGGCCCTCGTGCCACGGATGGAGAGTCAGCATGAAATGGCAAGAGATACAAGTAGTGACACTGTTTATAGTTATGACAGTACTGATAGCGTTTGGGTCGTACCTACTCCGAAACCTACCCCTGGAGTAAGTCATGATTGATGGGCTGCCATATAAAATATTCAAGCACTTAAAGACTACCCACCCAAGCGCCATGGTTCTAGTCACTGACGACGACCTCACTAGCATCAGGGCGCAAGTACATAAGAACCACCGTAAGTACATAGAGTCCCTATTTAAAGATAAGGGCATAGAGATACTGCGGTGGCAGCATGACTACGACTCCCTCAATACAATTACCCCCAGGCTTGGTGTGGTGCACCTAGCAAATGACTCCGAGATTGTCCCTGGCATAGAGGTGTGGGTACTATTAGGGCACAATGCCAGGTATATAGAAGAGGTAAAGCTTACGACGGAGGGGTGATGAAGCAGCATGAGTACATAGCAGCGATGCTCTACAAGTATTACGTAGCACTTGGCGAGAAGCACAAGTGGATAATTGAGCAGATGGCTAAAGAGGCCGGAGTGTCGAGACAGAACGTGTACTACATGATGGGTAAACTTAAACTATGGAGATACGCCAGTGAAACCAGAGTCGTTGTTCGCAAAAAAAGTAAGGACCCAGCTCGACCAGATACCAAGCTCGTGGTGGGTAAAGATCCAACAAGTGAGCCTGAGAGGGATACCAGACTACCTGGGGTGCGTTCGTGGTAGGTTTGTGGCGCTTGAGCTGAAGATTGAAACAGGTAGACCAGCCAAGCTGCAGGAGTTCATTATAGATAAAATTAACAGTGCTGGCGGATACGCCAGGGTGGTGTACCCAAGCACGTTTGCCCAAGTACTAGAGGAGATAAAATGTCTATAGTTCCATCACGCCATGAGATTGCAAACAGACTTATTGCAGAGGCTACGAAGTATGTAGGGGTAAGAGAAGTAGGTGGCCCTAATAAAGGCCCCGACGTGGAGATGTTCCAGCGCTACACGGACGGTAAAGCCGTAGGTGAGAGCTGGTGTTTTCCAGGCAGCACAGAAGTCCTAACAAGTACCGGATGGGTGCCATTTGCAAAACTCATGGAGTGCCCTGATGGGCCAATTGTAGCCCAAGTATCAGAAGACGGAAAAGTATCGTTCACAGACGATGTAGTACCTATCGTGAAAGAATACAAAGGCAAAGGCTATAGGATAAAGACACGCACCTTGGACATTGTGTGTGACGAAGGGCATAGGTTTTACGGATACTTCAATAACTCGAAAAATAAAAAATTTGGTACCCTTACAGATGTATCGCACAGCCTAAAGATCCCATCGGTATATGCAGCTGGTGCCGGTGTCCCGCGTACAGACAGCGACTTACTATTTCTAGCAGCGTTTATAAGCGACGGATTCTTCGCAAAGACTAGGCAAGGTAAGGCTCGTGTAAGGGTACAAGTTAGTAAGGATAGAAAACTAAAGGCGCTAAACACCCTACCATTTGTGAGTAAAACACTAGCTTCCAAAGTATACGGCCCGATTACGAAGAAGCCCCTTACTACCTATGGCTTTACACTGCCCCAATGGTTTGATGGGTTGTTTACTGAGTACAAAGTACTCTCATGGGACTTTGTTTTAGGCATGTCTCAGGAACAATGTAGGCACTTTCTAAAGGCATACCTACTCTTCGATGGGCACACTAAACGGGGCGCACACCGTGTGTTCTCTAGTATTGAAACATTGGCTGACCAGTTACTTACGATAGTCCTTATGGCTGGGTACCATCCAAGTAAAACGGTGCAAATCTCCAAACTAAGTGGCAGGCCCAACTTCATAGTTAGGTGGTCTAGCAGAAAGACTAGGCTCATAACAGCGAAGAATATTAAGCGTGTTACTCTAAATGAACCACTGTACTGCGTGTCAGTGCCAGAACAGCGCATACTAGTAAGGCCCCATGGCGGATCTCCCATGATGGTTGGTAATTGCATGGCCTTCATGCAGTTCGTAGTAGGTCAGGTATGTACCCACTATGGTATTCAGAACGTCCTTTACCCCAGTGAATTATGCCAGTCGGTTTACAACAAAGCTCCAAGGCTCTATAAGCTAAGTAGCCCTGTACCAGGAGCTGTGTTTATTCACCAGAGCAGGACTAGCGCGTGGCGCGGGCATACGGGCTTATGCACTGGCACCTCTACCGCTGGTGTATTCCCAGCCATTGAAGGCAACACCAATGGCGCTGGCTCTAGCGACGGTGACGGGGTATATAAGAAGTACCGCTTCACGAAGGGTAATGCTTTCTCAAAGATGCGCGGGTTCATTGACGTACCAAGCATGATACAAGACGCAATAGAAATGCTTCACCCTAATGTTTAGTTGTATGCCCCACCTAGAAATAGGTGGGTTTTATTTACAGCGGCGCTCAGCGAGCTTACGCATCTCACGCAGGTACTGCTCCTGCCTGGCGTATGAGTCGAGGTCCGTGCATATAAGCTTGTTCTCGTAAGCCTCTGCAAGACTCCAGTTGATAACAGCTCCAGAGTTCATCCATCTACCATAGAACGAATGGACATAGCCACCACTCCAGATTGGGGTAACCTTAGATGCTTCAGGGGGATTTGGTATGTCGCCTACGCAGCTACTTAGAAGAATTAAGGAGCTTATCAAAAGCAGCTTTTTGCTTTTCAATATCATCGCCAGCCTCCGTGTGTTCTTGTCTATAGACGCGTGCTGCGGCCTCTATCTTGGCCCACTCAGACTTCTTCCAATCGGCTAATTCCTTCCCGTCCTTCATGTACTCGATAAGTTTATCAATCGCTACAGGGATGACGAGCTGGACAATCAATTTTATAAGTGACATGAGCCAAGACATAGGTGCTCCTTAAAGCTTGAGGCCGTCAATAGCTGCTAATGCTGCTGCTTCCATGCTTGGAAGTAAAGCTGCTGCTACAACGTCGTCAATCTTATTCTCAGACTGCGCTACAACTTCTTTAATTGCAGGGATGCAGGCTTTAACTACCAAGACTTTAGCCATTGCTTTAATAAGCGGCTCAATCTCAGACTTCACTTCGTTCATTTGCTCTTCAGACAACATGTGTCCTCCTTATTGTGGGGCTTTCCAGCCGTTAATCATTAGTATAAAATATGTCAGAGCACCCATTACCATAGCTAGAAAAGTTCCAAGGGCCCAGCGCCCGAACTGCGCGAAGCGTTCGTCCATGAACTCCTTGTACGCCTCTTTAAAGGCTTCCTTCATAAGTTCTTTTTGCTCGTCCTGTGATAAATGTAAGTCTGACATACAACTCCAAGTGTACATAAACTCACCCCAGTTGCAATCCCAACCTGGGGTGACAGAAGGCGTTAGTTTGCTAGCATAAGCCCAAGAACCACAATGATAATGAAGATGTCATATCCAGTCATAATCACCTCGGTCCTTGGCATGTGATATAAAGTGCTGAGATTGTTAAAGCGCCTCCGACTGAAGTTCTTGCGTTGAATCTTACTGCACTTGTTGAAGGCGCTGAATAGGTCATGCATGCGACCAAGGCAGATGCGCTTTCCGCTGTGCACGTGCAAGATGGCGCACTAGAAAACATCCCACTAGTGAAATTTAGAGTGCAATCGCCATTTGCATTATGTGTCGTACTTGCTAGCCAAGAACCTGACTGCGAATTTATCACGCAAGTCCCTGCATTTGTCGTCACCTTCGCCCTCTCCACGCGCTCCATGCCGCTAGAATTAGAAGTCACGCCGCCAACTAGGAGTGGCGCTTGTGCCGTCACACTAAGCGGGTAAACTTCCCAGTGAATATCACGCTGGCCACTTGATCCACTAGCGTCACCAAGAACCAATGAGGTAGTAACCGTCCCGGTAGATTGTTGCTCATACATCAAGCGAAGAGTTTTTTGCCCAGAGCTACTAAATGAAAATGTACCACAGACTCTAATAGGATGGTTATTTCCGGTGCTCGCTGTATTTACCGCTGCTTGAATTCTACCTTTACCCTCTTGAGAAATGGTTTGAGCATTACTTGGAGTTTCAACAACTTGAAAAGTTGATTCTACTGCTCCGCCTGCTCCAACTGCTCCTGCCCAAGAAAAACTCGCACAAGCTAGGACATCATCGGCTTTTGGTAAATTGAAACTTACACCGACTGACTCATTGCCCGAGGAGCAAGTCGTACCACTTGGAGAGTTAGTGCTCGAGCATGGGATTTGAGCCGTTATTGTATTGATCCCAGTGTTATTAGTTAGAGTGAGAGATCCGTTTTCTATGCCTGTATAAGAAGAAACCGACGCAGTCCCAAGCGAAGGATTTGCGCCAGAGATATTTGCGTCCACGCGCCATGAACCCTGATCCATCCTGACTGCGGTCTGCGCGGAAGATGGGAAGTAGTAGATTTTCCAGGCGGCGTTTAGACCAGCGGCACCATTATCCAAAGAGCATGCTATAGCAGCGTTATCCGAGGCTTGCAATTTCCATGTCGCACTAGACGTTGCGGGATAATCTTTAACTGTAAAGACTAAATTTGGAGAGTACATGAATCCGGCGTAGGCCGTTGCTACTGTTTGAGGTTGATATGTATTTGTCCCATCTGATAGTCGAAAAACACATGCCCCGGTGGCATTAATACTGAGTAGCCCGCTTATTTCTATCTTATATGTACCAGCCGCCATATTTGAAGTGATAGCAGTATGAGTATTCGTACCGGTCGCAGTCACTCCTCCAGATACAGTCCATGCATTACAGCCAGAGCCAGAGCCTAAGTCTTTAAAGTCCGTTAGCCCTGTAGAGGAGTTTTCAGAGTAATTACATCCACTCGCCCCAGCCTGCTCCATGCCGCCGAAGAAACTTGCCTGAGCGACAGTGCCGATATTTACAGGCATGCCAGTGTAGACGTCGTCAATTTTCATAGCTGCTGCGCTTGCGCTTGTAGCTTCAATAGTTACATCAGGCGCTGTACCGTCTCCGCACGGAAATGGTAAGCTCGCTAGCTGCCCGCTCGTACCCACATTCTGCAGAGTTACCTCCGCCGACACCTTAGTAGACCCCTGGAGTACGTACGCTTTATACAGCCTCGCGTCCCCGTTGTAGTAGAAGGTAGCCTCACACTGCCCGCCTATCAGCTTCATAGTTCTGCCAAGTACCTTCACCAAGTGACCGCTCGTGCCTGCGTCTATAGCTAGGCTGTTAGTGCCTGAGAGCGGAGTAGTTGACGAGATGGACGCAATGTTGTTTGCGTCAGTGAGTGAGTTCTCATTATTCTGCTCAAAGCCTGGATTTTTAGAGTGGTTCTCTCTAAAGTGTACACCAGGAAGTTGGTTTGCAGCCCGAACGTCTTTCGCGTTAGCGCCGTACGCAAGCTGGGATAAAGTAAATAGCCAGGCTAAAAATATGTGTTTCATTAGTTGCTCCTTGCAATTAAGACGAATCTGTCAAGTGTTGAGTTGTACTCTACTGTAACTGTGTCGTAAAGGCCGAGTGTAATATCGGGCCCTACGTACCCATTTGCTGAGTCTGTGTACACCAGGGATACGGTGTTGGTGTCGCTATTACCGATGAGGGTTATATGCGCTCCGTTCGCAGGGTCAGTACTACCAAAAGGTGTCCCACTCATGGTGATGGCAGCTGAGTTACCTTGGACAAGCCATGACTGCTCATACGCGGTGGTAGATATAGCTATGGTATCTGACGCTGTAAGGGTTAAGTCAGAGCTTACAGCCCTTGCTCCGCCGCCGCACGAGCCCCAGCTACTAACGTAACAATTAAACTCACTGGTAGTGGTATTGTAGACCATCATACCAGCCGTTGGAGTAAGGGCGTCTCTTTGCACGGTAGTAAGGCGCGGTAGTAGTATGGCCCCATCAGTGCCCTGTATGTCTAGTTTTGCTGAGGTGGTAGCAGCCGAGGTGCCTATGGCTACGTGCCCGTCTTGTCCCAGCTGCATGGCTCTTGTGGCTGTCCTAGAGCCGTCTGGTACAGTATAGAAGTTGAGGGACGCTGGCATGTCGTTATTGCCAGGGGTGCCTTGCACTAGTGCCGTGATGCGTGCTCCGTACTCGTAGTCAGTACCGTCGTAGGCTACGAAGGATATAGCCCCGATTAAGTCCCCGTCAGATACAATACTAGGAGAAGCTTCAGAGCCCTCAGAGCGCAAGAAGTACACCTCTGGGTTAAGAGTATTAGAGTGCTTATGAAGGCCAATGTCGTAAGCATTGCTACCGCCCTGCCCCGATACTGTAAGTGCTGAGCCTTTAGACGATCCAGACCGTGTGAACGTGCTCTCCCCAGTGCCCACCCTCATTCTATTGTTGGTATCGTCCCAGAAGAGGTTTGTATTGTCCTCCGTAATTTTCGTCCCGTCGAAGAACATGATAGAGCCAGTGGTATACGCGGAGGTGTTGTTTGTCCCACCCTGTGCGATGGTTACTGCAGCCGCAGAGCTGAGCAGCGTGCCGCTAGCTGCGGGAGGCGTCCATGTCTTAGTCAAGTCCGCACTTTTCCATGTATCCCCCTGGAGTGTCTTGGTAGCCCCGTACGCCAGGAGGGGGAAGAGAAGTAGTAATAAGTATTTTTTCATAGAGTCTCCTTAAATTAACCCGTTAGTTGAGATGAGTACCCAGTTAGTTCCATCCCATATAAACTCGATTACTGAGTTATTGCCAAGCGTAAGTGTAAGCCCGCCTGTGACGAGACCTGTACCATCGGCAAATGTAAGAGTGTTTGTGTCGCTAGTGCCAATTAGCATGAGGCGCTGACCTACTGCTGTGCCTGCAGCTATTTGTGGGTTGGCTGTGACAGTTACCGGAGCGCCGTTACCTTGTACAAACCAGATGTTGTAATACAAAGCACCGGAGAAAGGTATTCCCGTTACTGCGTCTATGCCACCAGGGGTGCCACGAGAGTACGTTAGAGATGGAACGGCGTCAGCTCCATCAGCTCCGTCAGCTCCGTCAGCTCCGTCTGCCCCTGCGGGCCCTACGAAGCCTGCCTTAGCTATAAGCTCAACACCAGTTCCAGCTGCGTTGATAGCAACGAGGGAGTCTACTACCATAGGCATAGCTATGTTTCCATCGCACCCACTCTCAAGAGGTAAGAGTATGGCTCTGTCAGCCGTGCGCTTTACCTCTTGTAGTCTAAGAACTATCTGGTCTAGCGCCTCTTCATGGTCTGCCGCCACGAACGCACCGTTGGTGGTATAGTCTGTAGGCTGCGTCACGTCCTCCTCACGAAGGACAAACACAGTGTACCCAGCTGCAGGTATGTACGATGGGTCAAACTGCACGTTCGTTGCAGGAGAGCCACCTGTTAAAGTGTAGTGCGTGCCTACTGTGCGTGTAGTCTTAGCCCCAGTAGTGTCGTTGATAAGGTATACCACTACCTCAGCCGCATTTTGAAAGGCAAATGTAATGGGGAAGTCAACGGTTACCCCGTCCCCCACATACGCCTGGTATGTATCTAAATCACTTACTGACATTGTTGCCTCCAAAAGCGTCTAGTGTTTGATAGCCTCTTCTAACTGACTCGTCTTGTGCTTTCAACATATCGTTTGCGCGTTCCTGTATTTCAGGACGCTCAGCAAACTCCATGGCTATAGCGTCTTGGCGCGCTTTGTAGTTTGCCGTAATAGCGGCAGACATATGGCGGAAATTCTCCGCATCCCCTGGGTTGCCGTAGCCGTGCTCTCTTACGTAGTCAAATACGGCTGAGTTTTTATCAACCAATATATCGTAGAACTCAGCTTTTAAATCTTGCCCATTACTATTCTCTCGCTTGCCCACTTCGTATGAAAACTCCTCATACTCAAGCGGAGTAAGCTTTACTTGCATACCCATGACCTCAATGGAACGCCTTGGTTCTTGTATATTGAACGTAACCTGTGTAGCCTGTTTCTCCTTAGGGAGCATGTCGTAGAATCCAGCGAGAAGGCGGAGGTTTTCAGTTACCTGCTCTCCCTCTACATCCTGAGAAGCGAGGAACGAGCCAAATAGTGGAGTACCACTTTGCGCTAGCACGGGGTCCCCGAAGATATTGCGTGATGGTGGTACTTGCTCACTTAACCCGGGGATGAGGGCCTCCATACGCAGCTTTAGGTAGTTTATAAGTCCGTCTGCTGACTTATAATCTTTTACTGTATTGTCCCCAAAGGCGAGGTTGTAGTCGCGCATTACTCCGGCCATTGGTACAGCTCCAGCCATTGGACTCGCCACTATGCTGCGCGCTTGGTCGCCCATGTCCTGGCCCTCTAGGTACCCTTTTACTACGTCGGTGAGCTGCCCAGCTGTACGTAAGTTATCGTCTGGTGATAGTATGTGGCCAACAGCCATACCAGCTAAGCTTAACCATTCTCCGTGGTCGGCCTCTTCAGTGTGCGCCGATTGCGCTGATGCCATAGCGTAGGCTGACACGTCTATGATCTTCTTTAAAGTCTGGTCAGCAAAAGGAATCTCTACGAACTTGTCCCCTACTCGCACAGAGTATGGCTTCCACCCTTTTTCAGAGTCAGCAAGTAGCTTCTGCGTTTTGTAATCAGGAGGCGTGCCACCTGTGAGCACTCCGTTGTGGATTAAGTACCCTACAATACCAATGGTCTCCATGCCTGTAGCCATCTCAGCCATTACTTGAGCCTTCTCAGCCCTAGTACCATTAAATAGCTTCCGCTTGTTGTCCTTAACTAGGAGGTTTAGCCCTGGTACGTTAGTCATAGCCTCTTCTAAGAAGCGCCCTCTAGTATTCCCAAATGGTAGAAACAACTTTTTCATCATAGTGATCGGGTGGTACCTACCAAGGTCTGATGCCGGATTAACTACTGCCTCAATCCATGGGGTGGTGATAGCTCCGTTTAGGTTGATGTTCTCGACAGCCTGTACTGCTGCCTCATGTACTTTTTGAGGAGTATTCTCTAGGAAGTTCTTAATGAACGCTTCTCGCTCTGCACCTTTAAGCGTACCAGCTGCACGTTCGGCGGCTCCTGCTATGTAGCCTCTGTAGTTTATGATGCCTGTTGCTGACTCCAGGGTCATGATACCACGTCTACCACTCGCTAGTATTGTTCCGGCTGTATTCCAGGCTTTGGCTGCAATGTTCTCGCTACCTAGCTCTGGCAAGGCAGCTACTTTTATCTGGTCAAAGTCGAGGTTTACGGTAGGTCCTGCTGACTTACCAGTCTTCCATGTCTGTGCTGCAACTGAAGCAGCTTCAGCACGTGCAGCCATCATACCGTTGATGTCGGCTGCTACGTCAGAAAGGGTACCTGTGTCCTCAGCTTTAATAATCCCGCCTATGACAGACTCGTTAAAACTAGTCAGTAAGCGCCTTCCTGTCATGATAGTATTAGATGATGCTATGCGCCCCATGAGGCTGACGGAGTTAAGCCTATTCGTGTTGATAAAGCCTACGATACCATCGCCAAGCTTTGCCCACTTAGAGATAGCTACTAGTCCACCAGAAGAGTTAATAGTGTAGTCTGTGGCTTTTACTAGCGCTTCTACTTCTTCCACAAGCTTTGCATAGTCTTTAATTTTATCTATACCACCAGCTTGGGAGATACGCTCAAGTACTATTTTAGACGCCATCTGTCCGCGCACAAGCTCTACTACCTTTGGGTCTCCAGAATCGAGTAGGGCTTTTAAATGCTTATGTACGCCGAGAGTACGGGCTGCCTCTTCTGAGTACCCAGCCATGATGTTACCCATACGCTGTAAGTTCTCAAAGGACTCAGCAAGGGCTGCCTTCTCAACAGCAAGCGTGCCATTGGTGACTGCTTTTGCCTTAACTGCAAAGTCTTCCCACAGCCTTGACACCATGGTTTTAACAGCAACAGTTCCCTCTGCGTGCATGAGGTCACCCATCTCTCTGCCTGCTACTTGGGTGATGAAGTCTATATCCTCTGCCAGTGTTCCGCCCATAGCGTACATATCTGCCAGGGTCATTGGGCCACGAGATTGGGGAGTTTCTTTTACTGCCTTAAATATCCTAGCCACTGTCGAGGTGTACTCAGCATTGTTAGATAGTGGTCTAGTTTCCTCGAACACTTCGTCAAACTTAGTATGAAGGGTAGCAGCCTCAGTAATTGGCACGCCTGTTTTCTCCGCAGCCTTAGCCACTTCCTCGTCAGCACGCTGCATGTACGCGGCCTGCACCTCTGGCTTAGAGTTAAACTCTGCCCTTGCGACGTCGCCAAGGTAGGACTCCTGGGCCTTCTGGAGTTTCTCTGTAGCTACCTTAACCTTGTATGCTCTTGCTGCCTCACCAGTGGTGGCCTGAGCAGCCTCAAGCTCTGCTTCTAGAGCCTTGATATTATCAGGGGCGTTAGCCCCTATCACTACCCTATTTGCCTCAATCGGAGGCACAGGCGGAGCTTCTGGTACAACACCAGGTGTGGGTGCCGGGGTGGCTTTTGCTTTCTTCGCCTCTGCTTCGATGATTTTTTCTACCGGGTCCTTGGCATCGTTAATGGCCCTAACGTCCGCCTTCGCCCCCTGGCGTATGCTTCTTGCAGCGTCAAAGCCAGCTCCGACGAGGAGGTCTACACCTGCTCCTTCAAGGGCGTTCTTCCAGCGCTTTGTAAGATTCGAGTCGGTTGGGTCATACGTTAGGTAGTCTATGGTCTCAGCCATTAAAGGAATTTTTTCAAGCCATGTACCTTTGGCCATATCAGCGAGACGTTGGTCATCGGGGTCAACGACAGCGTAGTTTATAGCAGCACCCATGGCAGTAGCCTTAGCAAGCCCTGCGCCTTTTGAGACTAGTCCGATAGACGGGGCTGCGTACTCTACAATCTTGGCTGCTACCTGACCATTTGGTAATTGAGCTTGGGCAGCTTTAAAAAACTCCATCTGTCCTAGAACATCAGAGCCACCACCCCAGTTATACTTACGGCCTATGGAGTTGACTATGTCACCAACCATATTGGTAGCACCCTCTAGCCACTTACCAGGCACAAGGGCTACCGCCGCTGCTGTGCTAAGCACCCCTGTGGTTATCTTCTCAGCTAAGCCCTGCTCTCCTTTAGCGTCCTTGTTAGTGACTAGGTCTTTTAACACAAGGCCAAACTTACGTCCCTCTTCGTCCCACTCTGGGCCTTTCTTTTTTAGGAACTCCTCGATGGCTTTGTTATTTTCTTCTTCGTTTTTAGCAAGAGCTTCACCTCTGATCTCCTCCTCTATAGCCTTGTCGTCAAAGCCATAGCGCCTGTCAATCTCAGCAATAGATGGGTCTAGGTCAGCTTTTGCTTTTCCCATAGGCTGTGGAGCTTGCACTTTACGTGCAGCATGTTCAGTCGCAAGCTGCGCTTCTAGTTCTACACCAGGGTCGGTACCTAAGTCGCTTGCGTTGTCTAGGATAGCCTGCTCTAATGGGTCCACTACTTACCTACCTTTGCTGCATCCCCGCGATTCTGGTCTATAAAGCGCTGCTCTAGGGAATGAAGGTTACGCTTTTTACGCTCTATGACAGCTCGTGGGGCCTTACTCATCTCAGAGCGCTTTAAGTCGTACCGAGCTTCTTTTAATTGGTCAAATGTACTTTTAGCTGAGCCCTGCGCACCTGCTTTTGATAGGGGTGCTGAAGGAGTACTAACGTACGTTGGTCTAGAATTTTTAAACTTATTTGACGCAGCATTAATGCTATCTACTGTTATCTGCCCATTAAGCCCTTTTATAAACTGCATGGCCTGCTGCGCTGCCTCTGCGTCTGACCTATTTGGATTAAGAGTTTCGTCGAATGCTGAGAACTGTCCTTTAGCCTGGGCCCTAATATTCTTTAGTGTCTCTTGAAGTAGTATCCCAGCTGTGGGGTCACGCTTTGCTCCCTCGCTGATAGCCCTAAGCTTATCGTAAAGCTCATTCTTCTTCTCCTGAGTAGCCCTTCCCTTAGTGATGGCTTTTACAGCAGCGTCGTAGTTGAACGTACCACCTTTACCAGGGGACATATACGCCCTAAATACTTGGCCCTCGAAGTTCTCATCCAAGATGTGGACTTTAGCTCCGCCGCCCTTGATGCGCGCGTCTATAGCCTTCACAAACTCTTCGTTGTACGTATCAGGGTCTGCCTTAGCTAGAAGCTCGTACTTCTTAATTACCTGGTTCATTTTGAAAGCGTCACCAAGTGCGTTGTCAGCCTCAACTGATAGTGTTGAGTACATCTTATTACGCTGTGACTCTTGCTTACGCTCTTTAAGGGTCACTTGGTACTCGCTAGCTGCTCGCTCTTGGTTGATGTACGTAGCCTTTGCGGATTTTATACCATCCTCATACTTAGCTAGTAGTTCCCGCTTCTCTGGGGGAAACTCAGCTGCACTTTGGGCTAGTACGTGCGACGCCAAGTCGAACTCGTTGTTTTGCTTGTACCTATCTGCCATAGCAAATACGGCGTTCTGCCGCCATGCTTGGATAGCTGCACCTTTTTCTGCCATACTCATGTTGGGGTCCTTCTCTATGAGGAGGGTAGCCTTATCCATATGCAGGTTCATGTTGTCAGGGTCGAGCGCCATAGTGTCTAGTATGTTACCGAGAGCCTGGTCTCTAAGCGCCTTTACGTACTGCGCGTTGCCCTCAACTCCAGCGAGTAATTCCTTTGGTGCGAACGTAGACTCAGATTGCGCTTTCTTCATTTGGAAGATACGCTTAGCCCGCTCTGACGTAAGGGTTGTCTCATAGAGCTGGCCCTCGTAGTCCTTCATGTTGGCGTCTATCGTCTGCATGAATCCGCGCCCGAAGGGGTCCGCCATGGGGTTAACTTTTTTCTGCTGCTCTATCTCCAGGAAGCGTCTCTTCTCCCATGCTGATACGGCAGCCACTGCCTCTTGCTCATCTTGCTCGTCCTTAGCTACTTTTGCTTCTTGAGCAAATACTGACCCCAGGGTGGAGAGAGACTTGCCGAAGGCTTCTACTGCCTCACCTTGAAGGCGTGCAGTATCACTAGAACCAATGGGTGTGGGTGCTCCGACGTTAAGGCCTTTTTCTTCAAAATATGGTATGATAGGCATGCTGCTCCTTACTTACCTTGGTACCCGCCAGAGCCACCTGTTAAATAGTTAGAGTAATACGTAGCTGGCTGCGGAGCCGGTGTCGAGTAAATATCAGGTATGCTCATACTTCCCCTGAAGTTAGGCACAGTAGTTTGTTGGGAGTTTTTGTAGTTTGCGTAAGAAGTAAGCGCTGTGGCCCCTGCTTGCAGAGCATTGTACCCAAAGCTAGAAAGCGTCCCAGCCATTTCCTCAGAGCGCCTAGCCCTATGCCCAGCTAGCTCTATGTCTACCATGGCAGCTTCTTTAATCTGAGCTACTGACGCCAAGTTGCGGGCTGCTAGATTTGCTATGTGAAGAGACGCGGACCCTGAGCCAACGTCTGCACCTCCGCCAGCGAAGGCGGAGATAGTTCTCCCCCGTTGGTAGTTGTACTGGACTGCTTCTTTCTGTAAGTTTGCGCCGTAGGCTGTAATGGCTAGGTCTTTTTGGCGAGCGTAAAACTTAGCGTTCTGAAGCTCTGCTTCAGCCTGCGCTAGATTTGCTCCGTATTGCCCAGCAATTTGTAAGACTGCTCCGGCCACCAATAATGGAACTGCCATCGTATCTCCTAGTCGTAAGTTACACCCTGTATACCAATGGATAGGACATTACAGGGGAATGGGTAGTCTGTCTCTATATGTAACTGATAAGCCTTGCTATAGCCAAGTGGATTTTTTAGTACGAAGTCTCCTGTGAAGAACGGTACTGGTTCATCCATCGGGGTAGTACCTCTGTCGAACATTACCTCAAACAGGTCTGACTCAAATCCATACCGGCAGCCATACGTATTGTACAGACGAAGGTATAGCTCGTGTACGCGCTTGTCCCTGCCTGTTGCAGAGCCAGTCTGCCCACCCTGCTCTATGAGTGCAGGCTTAAGGGTCGAGGTGTACTTAAAGCCGATGTGTACGGAAGTGGCAGCTCTTGTGAGAGTAAGCACTCCACCAGCGGATAGTGTCTTTTCTCCCACATATAGACCATCGGCTAACACGCTGACAGTAGCGGAGGGCTTGTTAGCGAAAGTCCAGGTGGTGGAAGACGCCCCTGTCTGTGCTTCCCATGCATCCACGTAGTGTGGGAATACTGTCTCGCTCGTAGGTGAGGCTACTGTGAACTCAGCGTCTTCAAACGCCGGTGAGAACTTCTCCAGTGAGTACACTACAGCTGAGTTAATGGTGCGCTTTACGACCATGAACATCTCATCTCTGGTCTCAGTGTAGTTGTGCACAGCACACATAGAGGTTACTTGGGGGCCTGAGTATGTGGCCCCTGAAATACCATCGCCGCCTAATCGAAGCCTACTCCAGGCGTTGATCTGGTACTCCCTGTCGAGGGTTACTGCTATAAGCTCGCCTGTGGCAAGCCTAGCAAACATGATAGACGAGCCCGTAGTTGTAGTACAAAGCTCGGAGATTGTAGTGCTATTGGTGTAGTGGTCAGCTACGAAAGATAAGTCGTTTGCTTTATACTGAGACTCAGTGTCATTAAAGATAAAGTCTCTAATTTTCTTCGCACCCTTCTGGACGATGGTCAGATAGTTGTTCGTCCTAGCCGGGCGCACGTTGGCGCATCCGAATGATGTAGATGACTCAATAGCAAAGTCGTTGGGGCCTAGTGCACCTTGAGTACCGTAGGCTACAAGCTCTGCTGCCTGCGTGCATATTACCAGGGTTTTGGCAGAAGTAAGTGCCGTGATAGATGACTGCTCAGCCGTGTTTGGTGTAAGCTGGAAAGGGCGAGAGTTGTCGTCAGAATACCCTGTAAAGCTTGGGTCCTGCGCACGTGGTATTTCACAAAAGTCCCACACATTGCCTATGCGAGAGCCCCAGATAGTATCTGGTAGCGTGGCTGTTCCACCGAATATTACCCTGCCTTGGTAAGAAGTGACTTTTTTTGGCCACTCTGTAGTTCCCCTCCACATAGAGTACTGAAAAGATGTGCCGGATGCGGTTCCGTACACCATTGGGGAAACACCTGGTAGAGTTTCTACAACCTGCACGTCTACTGTGGTGGCATTCGTGTACGTATACACATATCCGACACCAGTTACTCCGGCTGAGGTAAATCTAATCCATAGTCTAGGAATACCAGAAAATGCATCTGCTGCCACGAATGTGTTCGCTACTGAAGACACAACTGTCACAACATTTCCAGTTGTAAGAACTCCTGTGGCTGTAAGTGTACCCCCATACCCGAGGACATTTACATCGCCGTAGGCTACTGACTTCCACTGCTCAACTGTCGCTCTAGGCGCAAACCTACTCATTATATCGTAGAAGCCATTCACCTGCCATGTAGTAACTAAGTATGATGCAGACGATAGAGTAAACAAGGCGTCGCCGTTGTTAGTAAATATTACTATTCCACCAACCTGCGTGTAATCAAGTGTGCTATACGAGGCTATTGTTGGCATCGTTGAGCCCTGCGCAATAAGCCCATACGTACCAAGCTCAACGGAGTACATAATCCAGCATACGGCATTAGCAGACGTCCGTCCGGCTATTGCTATAAACGATGCTCCGTATGGGGAGGTAACAGGAAATAGTCTATGCTCTTTAGTGAAGTCGATAGTGTATGTGGTCATGCCCACTGTTACTGATGGGGCTGTGGTGAGGAACTTTGTGCCTGGGCGTCTCGATACTCCGCCTTGCATCTGTACGATGAAATTCGTAAGTTCTGTACACGAGCGTGGGTACTGCTCTGTGTCCGCTCTTGAGCGCATCTTAGGCGACCACTCGCCAGATGAGAAGTTATTGAGGGGGATATTAAATTTCATTACAGCCTCGAGTTAAGCCAGTCGTCTGCGTAGACTCTATCCCCTGCACCTTCTTGGCCGTTGAATGAGCGGGCAGTACGAATGGCGTCGTTGTACTCTACCATGAGGGATTGCCTTAAGGTCGTGCTCTGTACAAGTGGGAAAGAAAGTTTGTATGCTAGCTTTAGCGTGAGCGCCTGGGTAAATCCAGGGTCGAACATCCCTACTTGTGTGATTCTTGCTACATATTTTATGGTAGCTGTTTCGTCGTCAGTTAGAAGGTATGTACCTTCAACGGTCCAAGGGAGACTTTCGTCCCCCTCGACTTTTAGAACTCTAATGCAGTCTGTTGGCAGCTGAAAGTAATGATCAAACCCAAACGCTGGCTCTTCGTTCGCTACTTCTACGAGGGCTGCTCGCTTCGTCGCAAATTTCCAGGGGTGGCTTCTTAGCATTTCATCTCTGACATTATCGTAGAAGTCTAAGCAAAGCCTAGCCTCAACGCTGTCTTCGTTGAGGCTCGTAATTCTACGAGCCCCAACCATTTGAAGTGCGATATTACAAATCTCAGCTACACTAGACGGCATTTAAACCTCTTAGCAAACTACGTACTCAACCCAGAACTTCATTGTAACACCAGTTGCTGAGGCTGTTACCTCAGAAGGCGTTGCTACAACGATAGTTTCTGCGCCGAGCTTAAGTCCGATTCCAGCTCCATCACCTTCCTCAAGTACAGCTGCTGCACCTGGGTCTGCTGATGTGTGGAAAGCATCAAGGTCAGCAGAATCAACGCCATTAGCTTGGTAGCCAACGTCTACGATACCTGTTGCACCTGTTGCTGGGAACTTAAGCTTGGTACGAAGTACTCGTGCTCCTGCAGGAAGCTTCAAAAGATACAATGTATCTGTTGTAGCAAGCTCTGCTGTAAAGGTGACGTCAGCATAGGCAACTTTTACTTGCCCAGCTACTTCACCTTGGTCGATTTTTACGGACGGTACGGAAACGAACGCGTCCTGATACTGGTTACTATATTTGCTAGCCATATTTTACTCCTTGTTAGTCTACCAGGATTACTCCTGGCAGATTACCTCGATAACTTTTACTTCTTCCATACGGGTAGCACCGATTGACATACGAGCGTAAACTTGAGTCGAGTACGACATGTCTACACGTGGGTCAATCTTAGTGGTGAAGTCTTCTCCAACTGACATCAACAATCCCTGCTCAGCAAATGCGAAGCATGAACGATCGCCAGATACAGAAGTTCCACCACCGCCAGAGGTAACGACAGCTCCGGTAGCCGCAGTTGCGGTAACACCAGAAGCTACTGTTCCAAGGCGCTCGGTGCGAATGAAGTTGAATCCAAGGAAGGTATCAACCTCACCCTGAACAAGCGCGCGTACAGTGTTGTAGTCTGCGCTAGTAACTTCAGTCTGCCCAAGCAATGCCTCAGCTTGAGAAGCAGTGTACGCGAAGTAACGCTTACCTTCTACCTCATCTTCGTCGAACATTTTTTTGATCTTGCGAAGAGTGTAGACGTTAAGGTTAGAGAGTGCTGAACCAGTAGTAGCAGCAAACTTCTGAGCATCAGGAAGAACTACAGAAGTAGCTCCAGCTTCGCCAGAGTGTGCAGTACCGATTGCAGCCGCGATAATAACATCGTCCTTAGAGCGACCGAATGCAAAAGCTGCTGCCATTGCGTACTCGGAAGTCGGGTCGATCAACATACGAATTTTATCTTGATCGTCAACAAGGTCAGCCCATTCATAGTCTGCCATTGTTACCATTCGACGGCTGTGAGGCGTGTCGATTTGTGGGGTTGAAGAATGACGGCCTGATTTTAGAACTGCTGCGGTAGTACCGATGCGATCCCAAAAGGCTGCCTTTGATTTTTGTGACTCCACTCGTACAGCAGGCTGAAGGCGTGAGCCCTTTTGCTGTGACAAGTGAAACACATTTGCATTGTACTGCTGCACGAATGCTTCAGTTACTTGACTAGACATGTGTCCTCCAAGAGGTGTGTTTTAAATTTAAGGTTAGCTTTCTTTTTGGAGTATCCTCTTGAGAGGGTCCGACACCAACGTGGCCTGGTAAGCGTGTACGGGCGCAGAAGCGGTATCCGATGACTCGAGAATTACCGCTTTGCGCTGTGTTGTCAATACATTATTTTTTAACTGATGCTTGCTCGAACAAAGACTGGACCTCTGCCAAGGCAGCCTTATGATTTGGGTGCTGTGCGTTATGGTATGCTTCGTAATTAGGATTGTTCTTGTCACTGATGATAGAACGTGCCGCTTTGCTTGCGTCTGCTGGATTAAGAAGCTGAGTTCCTCCGCCTTTTTCCTGTCCTCGGACTATATCCTCACCATAGCGATCTTTACCGGCCTTCATAAATAGGCGCACTAGTCCAATGTCGTTACCTAAACCTGTATCTTCTAGGTACTTAATCTCCTCAGGTGTAGCAAACTCCTGCACGAACTTACCTGCTAACGCCAGTTGAGGCTCAAAAGCATTGCCTAGCTCTGTCTTAAGCTTACCGAGGTCTTCTTTAATACGTGCTGAGCGTTGCTCCATGAGCTTTTGCTCTGCCTGCCCATTGAGGTCCGCAAACCAATCGGCCATAGCCTGGGCCTGCTTCGGAAGGATACCCTGCTTGTGGGCATTCTCAGTGAACTGCTTTACAAAGTCCTTGTCTAAAGTAGCACCTTCTTTAAACTTAACGCCATACTCTTCTACCTTCTCTGGTACTCCAAGCTTTGAATATACCTGTTTCCAGTCGTCTTCCGTGGCATTTTTACCGGGTATGATGAGCTTCTCAGCCCCTAAGTGCCTGTTAAGCGCAACGTGTGCAGCTGCTAAAGACTGAATGTCCTTGTACTTGCCAAGTGTAGCGTCGTCCTTTAACTCCGGTGCTAGCGTATCACGCCAGGTTGGGGTACTTGCAGGGGGAGTTGCTGGTGGCGGAGCCCCAGGTGGGGGAGTTGCTGGTGGCGCAGCTGGTGTGGCAGGAGTCGTTAGTATCGTACCACCTCCGCTCGCACCTGGGTCTCCATTAAGTTTCATATTATTCATTTGCATCAAGAATTTGAGCATTTTGGTCTATCCTCTCTCTTAGTTGTTCAATGTTTACGTTCATCATAGCTAAAATATAAAGGATGACCGAGCGCTGCCCCTCATTAAGGATCATCTCATAGTGGCTAAGCTCTTTATTAGGTGGGTAAGTAGGCCCCATCATGTGAAATCTACTCATAAGCTCTGCCAAAACCAGTTTACCAGGAGGGGAATTGAACAAATCCTGGTAAGCTGATACTTTTCTAACCGCTTTAGTACGTACCTTCTCGGTTGCCGTAGTTTTTGAGATTGCCTTCGCCATTAAGTTCCGCTTTCTGTTCCTGCTGCACTCATTGCAGCGTTTGTCATTTGCATTTGTGCCATCTGTTGCTGTTGCTCAGCCATTTGCTGTTGCTGCTCGGCGCGTGCGTCCCTAGTTTTCTGGACCTCACGAGCCGGAACAATCATCTCCTGCGGCAGCCCATATCCACTAGCCACGATACGCACAGCTGCGTCCCCATTCAAGTTATCTGCCACGTTGGGCGTGATTTGCAGGAATGGAGCGACCGTTTGTATGAACCTTGAGATATTTTGCATCTCGTTCACACGCTGAGACTTAGCAATTAGCGAACTATACCGAACATCAAGCTTCTGTCCACGCAAAATTTCAGGAGCAGGCAAAATTAGCCCGCGCTTTGCCAGGATATTAAACACACGGTCAATCATAGGGCGAAGAAATTCACTCTGCATGCGCCCTAAGAGAGGGCCGAGCAGCCTCATAGCGTCCTCAGTTCTCTGAAGGACCTCTGTGGCTGTCATGGCAGGCCCACCTTGCTGAAGCTTAAGCTGGTCTACGTAGAAAGCGTCACGCACTCGCTGCCTTCTATCTGCCATGGCTTGGTAGCCAAACTCCACGTTGGTAGTAGCAAACAGCGGCTGTATACGATCCTGTGAGCCCGCTCTATAGTAGTTTATGCCTGATGGAGTAGTCACAATAGGTAACACGAAGCCGTCGTCTGGCATCTGAATAGGTGGGTCCACCATCTTCTGAGCCCCACGTAGCATAGTCTCGTTCATCTTATTCAAGATTTTCATCTCAGGTAATGCCGTCATACCAGGTGATCTGCCGTATACCTCTCCAGAGGCTTTGCTAAAGCGTGGGACTACGTAAGGAAATGTAGAGAACTGCCCAACGTGCACCTCATGGTCATACTCAGGAAGAATGTATTGAGATACATAGGGCATTGGCCCAGGCTTTTCCTCACCAGCACTGACTTTGCTGTACACAGCATGAATACATTTCACTTTAGCGTCGTCGCCTTTTTCGTACATCTTCTGGATACGTTCTGGAAGCACTGCTACACCGAACTCTTCTACTAGCTTCGTGGGTGTTGAGTCCCACTCTCGTATAATCTCAGCAACTACTCCGCGACTGTTCTCTCTGATGTAATATTCTTTAATGAACTTCGTCGAAAACCTAACTACGTCCTCCTGGTCCTCCTCGATAAGCTGCGCGGCTGTGCCTAAAGCTCCGAGGTCTATGTACAATTCATGCACTTCAGTCTGAAAATTAGAATTATTTATTACATTATGCGTGGTTCGCTGAGCCGCCTGAAGCCAGGGGCGAACATCATCGTGATTATCCATGGCAATGTCGCCAGTGGTGAACTCAAACCAGAAGGAGTCGGGGTTCGTGAGCATAGAGTGCAGTGCCCCGGCGAGCAATTCGTTAGAATGTATGCCCACATTATCCAGCAGCTGGAACGTGCGCTTTGTGCCTGGGTACTTTTCAGAAGTAATAGTGTTTTTACGTGGTAAAATATGGTCTGTAATCTCCTGAAAGTGCACATCCCATGTGCCTCTCTCGCCCCTTAGGGTGTTTAGCAAGCGCTTTACTTGCTCCGGGGTGCGTCTTTTAATCTTAGAGTCCAGCATTTTAGATGCCATTAGTAGTTTCCTCCAGGGGTGAGTAAAGTAGCCCCTTTACCTAAGCCAGTTAGCATGGTCGCTGCACGACCTGGGGCATTTGCCCTGCTAGTAGCCATTTGCTCGAATATAGCGCTGATGCCAGCGATGCGCTTAGCCTCTAGTGCTGCATTTACCGCAGCACCCTCTTGGTCCGTCTTAGCCGCTGCTTCGCGCTGCTTGCGCTCTTTGCCAGTCTCACCAAATGCAGAGCGCTTCTGCTCTTGAGACATGCCGGGTATGTACATCCCCCTCAGCAGCGTATTACCAAGGTTATTAAAGTTACCTTGCGCCATCTCTCCAACGGCAGAAGTCGCATCTGAAAATGACGTCTCAACACTTTTTATAAAATCGTCCCATATACTAGCCATGTTACCTCCTAGACTACAGAGTAGTCGGATTGTGATGCGCGCGGCAGATTCCGCTTATGCTCTTCACTGGGCCTATTTTCGTTTAAGCCAACAGCCAGGGTGCGGAATCCATCTGCCCCGTGCGAACTCCAGTCGTGAAGGGGCCTTTGTTGAAACACCTTGTTTCGTGAGTCCCATTTACGCTGGTAATTCTTCAGGGCATTCACCCCTCTAAGGCATGCTACCCCATCAAACCAGCAACGCGCAAGAAGCATTCTCACCGCGTTGATACCATCCTCTATAGATAGCTTTGGTACGACTGTTATGTTCTTTAGCCCGAGCGCCTTGAGGGACTCCAGGCGGGACTTCCCAGTACCAAGCTCACGCACCGCAACGTCATGTGGAAGCAAGTGCTCCTCGTACATATAGCCAAGGTCATGAAGCTTTTTTACGTAAAAGTCGAGCCCGGCCCCCGACTCTTCAATATAGCCTATTAAGCGAATTTGCTTACCGTGTACCTGCACAAGCCAGATTACGGTGGCGTCGTCCATACCAAGGTCCCAAGCTGTAATAACAGGGAGAGCAGGGTCATAAGGTACAGAAGTAATACGCTTAGCCTCCTCTGCCTTCTCCAGCTCCCTGCCGTAGTAGGCACCAACCAAGGCGGCAGCAAAGCTGCACTCATACTCTTGGTCATACTCCTCGGGAGACATGATGGCCTTGGCTGCTTCAAGTTCCTCAATAGGTATAACCCCTGTCTCTGATGCTTTGAATAGTGCATGATACCAGTCCTTTGGTTGCTCGCCTTCAGCGCCTTGCTTCGCGTACTGATAAAGCTCATAAAACCAGTTTTGGCCCTTCGGGGTACCTACAAAGATACACCAGCCTGTGCGATCTGAGAGTGCGGGGCGAAGGACCTTGGTCCATAGCTCTGGGTGTATGTCGGCAGTCTCGTCCAGCACGACTCCATCGAGGTACATACCCCGCAAGTTGTCTGGATTCTCCGCCCCAAATAAATATATCGTTATCTTATCCCCGTGCTGCGCTCTATGCAGCGTACACTTCAGCTCCGTCTCATGGTACTCAACTCCAGGAAGCATCTTCGTGTACTCTTTAAGAGCCTCCCACGCAATCTTCTTCGCCTGCGAGTACGTTGGCGCGATATACGCGTACTGTGGATTTTTATGTGAGTTATGCAGTGCTTGGTCCACTATTTCGTTTATTGCCAGGATTGTCTTACCGAAGCGCCGGTGCATTACCAGGACGTTAAAGCGGCGGAGCATGCGGTGTATGAGCGCTTGGTGTTTTCGCGGCGTGTACCCCGTTGATATTAATTTTGTGCTCATGTGCTGCCTTCCGTGTGCAGTGGTAGTGCGGAGTCAGTACTCTCTTGCTGCACGTGTTGTGCTTCATTAGCAGGCTCAGTGTGCACGACAGTGCGATCTACTCCAGTTGAAATAATAATTTGTGTAGGCATCTGTATAGACGCCTCTACTTTCGCCTTTGGAGAGTACCGTTCTGGCGCGTCTACACCAGCGAGCCACTTGGAGGCGTCGATTTTCAGCTTAGCCTCGTCTAACGCGTCGGGGTCCGCGTGCGTTGCGTAGTTATGTACGCTGTCGGCGTAGAACTCCGCTCGGTCTCTGCGCGCGCGCTCGAGTTTCGCGTCTATTTCAGGATATGCATTACGCCAGCGTGAGAGAAGCGGATATGAGGGGAAGTTGGGCAGCTTACATATGTTCGTTATACGCTCACCTGCTGCAATTAATGCACACATCTCGTCGATTATGGCTGGGTTGTACGCTATGGATGGCGCGATGACCGGTAGTTGTGAGGAATTGGGGGACTCCAGGTAGTGCGTGACGCCAGTTGCGGGGTCAGTGTAGGACTTGAGAGTCGTTATCTGGCCTGGTTTTGGTACTGAATCCAGGATTATGCGAGAGCCTGTGAGAGAGTTTACTACATGGACCTTGGTTCCGACTCGTTCGGAGAAATGGACGCCGTCTTGGAGTAACTCCAGGATGTTGAGGGAACCTTTTTGCTCTGTGGATGCCATGTTGGAAGAATGTAGTACGCAGTGCGTTAAGTCAAGTGGAATTGATTATTGTGCCGTGGCGCGATGTAAGAACTACGCACCCCACCCCCGCGAAGCTCGGGGTATACCCCCCTCGCCACGCACCTAGCTCCGCGCGCCATAAACGCGAGCTACGCGAGCCACGTACCCCTACCCTACAGCAATGGCGCGAGGCGCAAGCTCCGTGCACCACGCGCCGCGCAACCCTCGCGCGCAGGCGCGCTCGCGCTCCCCGTCTCGATATGTAAATTCTTCAAAACCCTATGTAAATTCTTCATGAATTGCCCACCGTGTAAAAAGTACAAAGCTAGTAAAATCGAGCACTTAGCACTTGGCACACAAATCGCACTAGGAGCTTTCACAACCGGACCACAAGGTCCACAACCGAAAGGAACACGACATGACAACGCAAGAACAAATAGCACTGAACCTAGAGATAGCAACGCTACGTGCCGAGAATGCGAGGCTTATGGCTAACAAGAGTCCATCGTCTAGCATCAAGGTAAGTACCAAGGGAGCAGTCTCAGTCTATGGCCTAGGACGATTCCCCGTGACGCTATATACTAGCCAATGGGAAAGCCTATTCTCTAAGCAACAAGAGATTACCCAGTTCATAAGCAATAACAAAGCATTGCTTAAGCAGAAAGAGGCGTAACATGGTATTACTACTAGCTATGGCATATGCCTCGATCTACGGGTCTATCATATTCGCAGCAATAGCATCGGGGTGCCAATGACACCCTTTGACTCAATCGCAATGTATCCCCTTGCGTACATCGCCGCCACGATCATTGTGTTCGTGGCCATAGGTGGGCTAGGGGATTTGAATTGACGCGGCGCTAATGGGCTGTGGCGACGTCACAGCCTGGATCGTGGGGCTAGGTGGAAGCATCGGGTGAAAACCGAGATGCTCGCACCTAGGACCATGACCTGTATCTCATGGATTAATGACGCTCTTTGACAATTTAATATTTGCTTGACTTAGGCATGCGATTAGTATCTCGGCGAGTGGTTATTTTTGCGAGGTGCTTGGCGCTTGGTGCGTGACTCCAGTTGTGGCACAGAGGGGCCACAGAGGGGGCGCGCTATGAGGCGAGGTGCGTGGTGCGAGAATCCAGGATGTTGGGATTGGGGCCGTGACTGCGGCGACTATGCGCGTTGATACACACCAGGAAAGAGGTGGGTTTGTTGACGTGTTGACGTTGTGTGCGTATTTCTAGACCAAACCGTTTTTATATATATATATTTCTTTTTTTCTCTACCCTTTATCTTTTTTATATACTCTTTTAAAGAAAAAATAAGTAACATACGTATACAAATTGGGCTAACCACGCGCCGCGACTCAGTTGTTCTCGTTTCACGCCGCACCACGCAAACACGCCCACAGTTCCGCATTAATCCGTCACTTTTCATAACGCACCCACGCTTCTGCGTTGCATTCAACGCATTACCCTGGCGTTATTTGTCACTTTACGCATAGAGACTAACACGCGGCACCAGCGTTATTTGTCACTTAACGCGTCCCGCATTGCATAATAATTAGGCATGCACACATATTGTTTAGTCATTTTTTAGCAAGTTCAACAATTTACCCAGTCGGATTTCCCCACTGGTTTACACGCCGCGCCACGCGGCAGAAATGAGGACCCCATGAAAGTAAACGTACTAGCACAAGCCGCCGGCGGAGCCATCAAGCACATTGAGGCCAGCACCGTAGGCGAGGCGCGCAAACAACTGGCGTTGCCAGATAACTACCAAGCCCAAGTAAATGGTGAGGTACAAGACGAGGACTACGAGTTAACACTCGGTGAGTTCGTCACGTTCACAGTAAAAACCAAGGGTAATGCAGCCCTATAGCACGCAGCTACTGCATGATTGCAGCAAGCAACACATAACAATAGCACTAGTCCTATGCCCCACTGGTGTAGGGCTAGTGCAAACTAGGAGGATCAATGAAACTAACAGACAAGAAGCGCGATGTAATAGAGCTTTCAAAGAAAGCTATCGCTAATGGTAAGAGCTATAAACAAATAGCGGCGGAGCTAGTAAAGCTTGGCTTTGTAAACAGGAGAGGTAAGCCAGTCAGTAATGCAGACTTAAGCTACTTCCTGCTTAACTTCGCTGGTGTAAGGCAGCACACAAAGAAGGCAGCAAGCATGCGTAAAGAATGTGGCGCATCAGGTGCAAGTCGTGGGCCTTTGCGTAAGATTGAGGACATAATCACAAGCAACATATCAGACAACCTAAAGGCTGAGCTTATCTCCCTGGTTGTGAAAGCGGGGGGGTGATGGAGGTACCAACCCAGCTAGCGGGGGCTAATGTCCCCCCTGGAGTAAGCGCGCCAAGGCCCATGGCTCAGTTCGTAGAACGACTGGTATCACAGACGGGGCGCACCGACTTAAGCTCACACCCCAAGGTAGTAGAGGCTGCGCTATCCCAATCCCAAGCAGAGGCATCACGCCTCTTCATGGAAGCAATCATGGAGGTACCAGTAAAACCAACACGCCCTGCCCCACCTGGAGTGATGGCTAGCATAGCTAGCAGAGAGGCCACGCGCAGAGCGGAACACTTCCAAGAGCTTAAGCTAGATGAGGAGGAGCTAATGAGTAATGTAGACTACCAGATACGCATAGTGCATGACAGTATGGCTAAGCTACAAAGACATAGGGCTGAGGCCGCCCTATTCACTGGCGTGAAGCAAGGCGCTAACTTAGCGGATGAGCTAGTAAAGGCACAGGAATGGTACGAACTGGATGAGAGTGCAGTAAACAAGATAGTTCTGCGTACTCCAACGGTATTCATATCTCACTTCAATTCCGCAGCTGGCATCAATGAGACGGTAAACTTAGGCAGGTACGAGGTGCACGTGCCATTAGATCTCTCGTGCATTAATGTTTACCGACTATCAGATAACGTCATGGCTGGAAGTAACTACCACCCACATGTAAGCAGCTCGGGCCACCCATGCTGGGGTAATGGAAACGTAACAGTGAGGGACGCACTACTAGAGGGTAAGCTAAGCACGGCTCTCGAGGTACTACGCTCGCTGCTTTGTACCTACAACGACGCTGGACCCTATGTACCTTTAGATAGATTCGTGAGTGAGAGGCAGCCAATAGAGTGGGAGGGTATGCCACTGGAGTACGTGCCATACGGGCTAACTCATAATCAGTATAGTAAAGCATGGTATTCTAGTTACGTACTAATACCGCACACGCTACTACCTAAGTCACGAACTTGGGCTAGTCTGTTTAGTAGCACACGCACCTTTACTATAGGTGGTGTATGCAAAAGGTGTAAGGGGTATTTTGTACCAGTATACAAAATTGTATACTCACACAATGGTGTAGAGCCTCACTCAAAGAAAGGAAGGTACTACGTACAGTTAGAAGACGGTACATATTACGAAGTACCACGTGAGTACAACATGGCTAGCGCGCCATGTAGAACATTTATGATAAACTATACACCAAAGGAAAAGGAGCAAAGCAATGAGCAAGAAGAGGCAATCTAAAGGTGCGAGTACACCAAGGCTATTTGATAAGCCAGTGAAGGTAGCTGCACCAGCTGCACCTAACGTGCTGCGAGCACGCACCTATAACCTTCGTATTTCCACCCTGGCATACGAGAAGGTAATGCACTGGGTGCGAGAGTGTGAGCTAGAGGTAGGTGGCTATGGTAAAGTAATATACCATAAAGATAGCGACACGTTCGAGGTAACCGACGCTTACCTACTTGACCAAGTGGTGACAGCGGCGAGTACTGTGATAGACGAGGGTGCACTAGGTAGGCTTATGTATGAAACACATGCCCTGCCTGGTGAGCTTAAGTGGTGGTGGCATTCTCATGTAAACATGTCCACATTCTGGAGTGGTACTGACAAAGATACCATAAGGGAGCTAGGAGAGCAAGACTGGTGTACTGCTACGGTATTCAATAAGAAGGCTGAGCACCGTAGTGCCTTGTGCTTTGTGACTGAGCACCCAGTACTAGGTAAGCAGAGCACGACCCTCGACGAACTACCCACTACTATAGGTAGCATGGTGAGTAGTGAGCTTAAGGCTGCGCTTACTGCCGAGCTTAAGCAGAAAGTGAAAGAGTCACGCTATACCCCAGCTACTAGCGTACCATCGTGGGAAGACTACCACTGGCAGGGCGATAGCTTGCTACCTGGCATGAGCCACGGCTCACGCGCCGGGGCACTGCTAACCAAGCAGTCAACCGACGCATGGGGCAATACGCTTGACGAGAGAGGCGAGCTATTCAAAGAGGGCTTCACTGGTATGGGGCTACACTCAGAGGCACGGCACCTGGCTATGAGTCCGGTAGAATTGTACGAGGTGATGATGAGTGCCGACGGTAAAAAGTATAGAGACATAGAGGACAAACTAACAACAGCATTATACGCAGGAGTATTAAAATGATGACACAAATAGCAATGGCAGCACTACTGTATTGCACACCTATGCTGCATGGGCAGTTTCTTACAACACCAAGGGAGCAGCAAGTATGCAAGGTAAAATTCACAGCGTGTGCTAGTAGGTACACTGACACACGCGACATAATAACATGCGTCCGTAGAGCTGGCGACGCGCACCTAGTAATCATAAGGGGTAGATAATGCACATCATTCAGCATAAAGAGCCACACCTAACACGTCAGTCCGACCTTATCCCATCTGGAGTATTGCACACGCCTATCTACATTATAGGTGCAGGGGCCATTGGCTCTTTCACTTCCCTACAACTGGCGAAGATGGGCTTTATTAATCAGACGGTGTACGACTTCGACACGGTGGACGTGGTAAACTTAAGCAATCAATTCTATAGGCACACTGACATAGGTAAGCCAAAAGTAGCAGCCCTTCGTGATCTGATAGAGTCCTTCACCGGTGAGCATATAACTGTGCACAACAAGGCATTCGTAGGCAGTGAGTGCGGGCACACGCTTAATGGCATTGTCATTGCAGCGGCAGACTGCATGAGCGTGCGTGAAGACATATACAAAACGTGCAAGTCTATTGCCTTTGGGGTGCGTTATCTCATTGACCCACGTATGAGTGCCGAGACGCTATCCCTATACACAACTAAGATGAGCGACGTGGCTGCACAAGCAGCGTATGAGAAGACGCTATACTCTAATGAAGAGGCTGTGCAAGAGAGGTGCACGGCTAAAGCCACTATGTACACGGTCAATCTTTTATCTGGGCTGGTAGCGAAGACGGTAAAAAATATAGTACTGTCACAGCCGTACCCTGCCAATGTGCAATGGAACGTGGCGCTTAGCGAGAGCCACCCTGGTGCGCTAAGTATGTCTATGCACAAACATGAGTAAAATAAAAAGGGCCTTGAGAGTCACGACAAACCCAAGGCCCTAGTCACGCCGCATCCTTCACGGGGGTGCGTCGCAAGTAATTTCTACTTGCCTTTATATTTTTTATCAAGCAGCATTAGACCCTCGTCACGGGGGGCCAATGAAATTTTTGCGCGTAAAAAATTTTCACTATATATATTTCAAAAATTTTCACCACTCACCCCACTACTGGGGTGAGCCATGCTAGAGGTACTGGGCCTTCGCCCTTTTTTAAACTCCAAAGGGGTGCAGGTAAAGAGGGAAGTATTTCACTCTAAAGGGTGGCGCTTCGAGGCTATCGAGGACGTATTCAACGCCGAGAAACTAGCCGCAGTACTCGCACAAATACCGAAAGATGAGCAGCATAACCTTTACTTCACTGTTGCCGACGTGTTCAACGAACGCGTGGCAGGTGAGAAGGGTAGACGCTTACGCGCGCAATGGGTAATCCCCTTCGACATAGATGGTCTGCTTATAGACGGTGACAGTGACGGTCTAACAGAGGCGCATCACGCAGCAAGCGTGGCTCTTTCATGTATAGGTGTACCAGAAAGAGAGGCAGCCATTGTCTTCTCTGGTAATGGGGTGCAGTTCTTTGTAAGGCTAGACGTACCTATCCTATCGGACGATTTCTTCGACCATGCTAGGGCACATTACGCTGCCATATGTAAGCGCATACAGCTAGCACTAACCAATAAAAGCATACAAGGTACCGTAGACACGTCAGTGTTTAGCGGAGCTAGGCTCATGCGTCTACCTAACACGCTTAACGTAAAGCCTGGTAAGCCTACGCGCATGGCACGTATCCTAAACGGTACACTAGTACCACAGGGCTTCGACATATTCAAAGTATCTGGTATAGAGGAAGGCCCGCGCGCCTCGTACATAGCCGACGAGTCTCTTAAGAATTACCCAAAGCCTGACACTAAAGCAGTATGTAATGGCTGCAAATTCCTACAATATTGCGAACAAAACCAGGAGAAGGTAACTGAGCCGCAATGGTTTGCAGCTAACTCCATCTGGGGTAGGCTGGAGAATGGTGCGGAGATAGTGCACAGGTGCAGTGAGAAGCACCCAGGCTACTCACACTATGAGACTGAGTTGAAGATAGAGCAGGCCCTATCAAGCGCAGGCCCGCGCACATGCAAGAACATAGACACATTGTGGCAGGGCTGTAAGGACTGCGAGCACTATGGGTTAGTGACTAGCCCTATCATGATTCGCGGGGAAGACTTCATTGCTAGCAAAGACTTCGGCTTTAGAGAGCGCAGGGTATCAAAGACCGGCGCTGTCCAACCTGGAGTCGTGGCCTATGAGGACCTGATTAAAGAGTTCTCACAAACTACAGACTACAAGTCCTTCGTAGAGGGGGACATGATATATGTGTACAATGGTAAGTATTGGAAGCACATGGAAGACGCATTCATTAGGGAGTGGATGGTCGGTAAGGTAACGCCCGCGCCAAGCGCAGCGGAGATGAAAGAGTTTTTATCTAGGGCCAAGAGCCGCAACACAGTGCGCACAGATGAGCTGCATGCTTCGAGCGATGGGTTCATGAACTTCAACAACTGCGTGCTAGAACTTGCAACATTGGAAATGAAACCACATAGCCCAGACTATGGGTTCTTCAACGTCTTACCGTTTAACTATGACAGCACAGCTACAGCTCCAAGGTGGGAAGTATTCCTTAACGAGGTAATGGAGGACGACCAAGAAAGAGTTACTCTTCTTAAAGAGTTCGGCGGATACTGCATATCTGGCGATGAGTACTGGGCGCACAAGGCTATGCTCATAGTAGGCGACGGTGCTAATGGTAAGTCAGTGTACATGGAGACGCTTGCTGCGTGTGTTGGTAAGGACAACTACTCGGCTGTACCTATGCAGAACTTCGCTAACATGCAGTCGAGGTACATGCTAGTTGGTAAACTCTTTAACTACTCCGAAGAGACAAGCGTCAAGGCCCTGAAT